GAATGCGGTAAACGATGACGATGGCAACCAGATCATGGAACCGGGGGTCCGCTCTCAGCTAAAGGCTGAAGTAAAGTCTCAGCAGGGTTCGTTGCTTTCACAGACCGATTGGGCTGTCGTTCGGAAGGCTGACAAAGGAACGGCAATTCCCTCAAATATTCAGACATGGCGTGATGCAATCCGGGCTAAAGCCACCGCGATGGAGAGTGCCATTGACGGCGCGGCTGATACCGCTGCCGTAGCCGCGCTGTTTGTTACCTTTGACTCAGAAGGAAACAAGTCCGGTATTCTTTATGATTGGCCAGAGTTAGATCGATGAACGACATCGACATGATCTGGAACGGCGTGATGTCCGTTGCGATTGGCTGCTTTGTTTGGTGGATCAAAAGCCAGAAGACCGAGTTTCAGAATGTTTACGACATGATCGGCGATGTGAAGAAACGAGCGGCTGATCATCGAGAAGAAGTAGCAAAGATTTATTTGACTAAGGTCGAGGCCGAGCAAGACAGGCGCGAAATGTTTCAGCGCTTCGACAAGATCGAAGAGAAACTCGACGCCTTACTGATAAGGTCAGGCTGATGCCCGATGTCGTTCGATTGTTTCTTATGATTATTACCTGGGAGCCGGACGACACGATGTCGCAGCATATTTATGAGGTGCCTATGTGCCCTAGTTTGCAATCGATTTCGGAACAATTTGACCCAAAGCGTGAACGCGGCGAGATCAAATCGTGGGCGGCATTTTGCTTGCCGGCAAAATTTAATTTTTTACCCGGCACAAAAATATGATGATCCCACTTATAGGTCCGATAATTGATCTGGTCGGTTCGCTTGGCGGCAGTTACCTGGAGCGCAAGAAAGCGGAGGCGAAAGGCAAGGTCCGCGTGGCTGTCGCTAAAGCTGAAGGCGATATTGCCTGGGACGTTGAGCAAGCCAAGGCATCTGCATCATCGTGGAAAGATGAATGGCTGTGTGTGCTGTTTACGATCCCGCTCATCATGTGCTTCATCCCAGGCTGCGAAGATTATGTAACGCGAGGCTTTACAGTTCTCGACACTATGCCCGAGTGGTATCGGTATTGCCTGGGTGTGATCGTCGCGGCCTCGTTCGGGTTCCGTGGAGCGACTAAATTTATGGGTCGCAAATGATGATCTACCCGATCGAAGAGATAGCCGACAGCCTCAAGCGTCACGAGGGATACGCTCAACATGCCTACGTTTGCCCGGCCGGGGCTACCAGTGTGGGCTACGGACGCAACCTGGATCAGCGGCACGGCGGCCTGGGTATCAGCCAGGAAGAAGCGGAGTACCTTCTAGCCAATGACATCAAACGCTCGATCGAGGAATGCGAGAGATTTGGCTGGTGGGGTGACTGCCCGATGGACAAACGCCAGGTCGTCATCGAACTGGCATTTCAGTTGGGCTGGCCGGCATTGACAGGCTTTAACCTCATGCTCACCCACATGGCCTCGCAATCGTATGACCAGGCGGCGGTTGAATTATTGGACAGTCGGTTTGCCAGGCAAGTGCCGCATCGAGCAAACGAACTGGCAGAAAGGCTGAGAGCCTGATGGCGGCGCGGGGTCTCTCCGAAAAGCAGCTGCGAGAGACCCTCGACCTGGTCGATCAGCATGAGAACATCTCCGCGGCAGCGATCGCAGCAGGAATTAACCGATCGACATTCGAAGGTCGTTACCGTCGAGCCAAGCAAGTTCTGATGCCCAATGAACCAGCTGATGGCGGGTCAGAGACAGAGGTGTTGCTGCCGGAGTTTCCCGACGAGGACATTGATGTCGAGGAAATCCTGGACCACCTGTCAAAGCGCTGGGAAAAGAAACAGGAACACGAACAGGCAAAACGCTGGTTCGATATAACCGTCAAATCAGATGACGTTTTCGGCCTGGCTGTCGTTGGAGATCCGCACCTGGGGACGCATTGCAATATCCCGTTGTTGAGGCGAGACGTTGAGATTATGTCAACAACGCCCGGCATCCATTGTGTCAATATCGGGGATACCACGAACAATTGGCCGGGCTACGGTCGCTTGGCTGCGCTCTATGCGGAGGAGGATATGTCGAGGCCGACAGAGCGGAAGCTGGCCAGGTGGTTCCTTGAGGCAGTGCCCTGGATCGTGTGGCTCGAAGGGAACCACGACAACATGGCGGGTGAACTATCGGTCTACTTGCGATCGCAAAACGTAAAGCAGATCCCGATGCTGGATTGGCAGGCGCGGTTCAAGCTGGTGTTTCCGTCTGCGACGATCAGGGTTGATGCGGCTCATAATCATAAGGGCACCAGCATCTACAACCCGCTACATGGACAGCGTAGAGCCGACCTGTGGGGCGAGGACGCGGATCTGTACGTTGCCGGCCACCACCACACCTGGGCAATACAGCAGCATGAGCGCCAGGACAGCGATGGCAGCTGTGTCACCTACGCCAGGGCAAGGGGTTACAAGTGGCACGATGAGTACGGCCGCCGGGGTGGGTTTCACGAAGAACGCTATGGATCGACAATAATTTTCGTTATCGATCCAAAGGCACCGCCGCCGACCAGGGTGAAGCCGTTTGCCGACCTGGAGGAGGGTGCGGAGTTCCTGACCTGGAAGCGGGGAAGAACAAAATAGGGACGGTTAAAAATTTGCGCGACTTTTTGCGCGACTTTTGTTCCACTTTCATTCCATATTTTCCACTATTTTCCACTTTCGCCTTGACGCTAATGTTGAAAAACCCCAGAAAACTGCGGTCGGGGCGTAGCGCAGCCTGGTAGCGCATCTGCTTTGGGAGCAGGGGGTCGGAGGTTCGAATCCTCTCGCCCCGACCAATTAAATCAATGACTTAGCTGTTTTCGATAATCTTGATGTCGCCAATTTGCGCGACTTTTGCGCGACTTTTGTCGCGCATTTGTGTCAGCTTATCCATCACTTCCAGTTTTTTCTGCGTGGCGTGTTTGGCATATCGCAAAGTGCTTTCGATACTGGCGTGGCCCAGATAGTCCTGGGCGGCCTTCAGGTCGCCCGTGAGGGCAAGTATGCGCGATCCGGTAGTGTGACGTATGTCATGGATGCGAAAGTCCTCTGAGATGCCTGCACGGCGGCAGGCGGCCTTAAATGTCGTGCGTATGTCTATGATCGGTTTGCCGGGATTTCGTTTGCAGTAAGAGCAAGGACAGATATCGGGGTCGAACGTGAAAACCGGGCCTGATTTTTTTGGCCCCATCCGCACAAGGAGAAGCAGCAAGTCCTCGTTGATTGGGACACGGATGTTCCGGCCCTCGGCAAACTTCTTCGATTTTACTTTGAAGTTGATTGTCCTGCCCTGGAGATCGATCTGGCTCCAGTCTACCGTCAGGCAATTTGTTTTCCGCTGCCCAATTAGCAAAAGAAATGCCACCGGCGCGACGGCGTGGGGGACCAGCTGCGCCAGTAACGCCTCTTCCTCATCGATTGTAAGCACACGATCCGGCGCGTCTGGCTCGGCCAGCTTGTGCTTGCTGAAGCGCACGAACTGAATTGGGGCTTTGTGAATGTCGGCGACACGCAGAAGGATGCGGCGCAACAGTTCTATTTCTCTATTGACGCTTGCCGGGGAAATGAGCGGCGCGGTTTTTTGATCTTTGTATCTTTTATCTTTCATCCCGCGGCGCTTCGAAACGAACCGCGCAACTATTGCGTTGTCGATGTTATTGATCAGCGTGTGTTCGCCGATAATGTCTAACAGCATTATCATCTGCGTCTGACAGGTACCGGCCGTGGCGGTGAATTTCGCGACCTCATGCCAATAAAGGCTTGCCGCCTGGTCTAGTGTCATCTCCACCTTTTGAGTCGCGCCCGATGACATCAGGGCGAGTGCTTCTTTTTTAGCTTCTGCCTCTACCTTTAACGCTTCGCGCTTTGTCGTCTTGCCAGTTGATCGCGAAAACCGACGACCTTTGAGGACGAAGTTATATCGATAGGTGATGCCGCCTTTTGTTTTGTCCACTGACATTGTGATCTACTCTCCCGCACATACTGGGCGAGGTCTTCCTCTGCCACACGCTTGCTCTTGCCGACCAGGAAATACCGGATCTCGCCATCCGCCAGCATCTCGCGAACTGTCCTGGTTGAAACCTTTAGGATCGAGGCAAGTTCTTCCGCGGTGTAGATGGTCATCGTATCCACCACTTCCGCAGCTTGGCACAAAAGCCCTGGCGCTTTGGCAGTCGAACATCGTAGTGGCTGATCTCGCCATAACCGCGGATGATCTGTCCAATTCGCTGCGCCTTGATCCGCACTGGTTTGAATTTGCTTTCATCTCTGATCGCATTCTCTATCTCTTTATAACTCAAGCCGGCGACGGCCAGCTGCGCGATCAAATCGTCGCGCTCTCGTTTCAGGTTAGTCAATGGTATTTTACCGATCATGCTCGGTCCTCGCTAGGTGGGATTTTCTCAACAAAAGGCAGCAATGTTCGAATTGCGTTGATGCATTGTTTCCTGGGAAACGGGATTACGGTTAGTTCCCCGTCGATCGCGATGACCAACTCGCACTTGTCTGTATCATCGGGGTCAGCCCTGAAGTATGCCAGCGCCTTAAAAATGGCGGCCCGCCTTTACGGTTGTTTCCGCCATGTGCAGCCCCAGGTATTGCGGGTTGGTGAGAGGTGCCGGCAGGTTCGGCGGCGTTTCCTGTTCTCGTCTGTTGAGGTATGACCAAATTATTTTTATGAGTGTCATCGGTATTTCCTATCATTAGTTGTAATTAACCGACCATCTCGGTTACTTCCGCCATTAGAGCGGAAGATCCAAGGCCAGGGATTAGCCTGGTGGTCACCAGGTCGATCGCTTCTTCCATCAGGTCGTTGAACTCTGTCGCGTCCATGTTGTGAAACGCGATCGATCTGACCTGGCGAAACTGCTTGCCGTCTAAGCCGGTGAGCGTATCGACATAGTCGAGTGCTTCGAGAATTGCCTTTGACAGGCTCTCCGGCCGCGGGAAATTCTTCTCTAGTTCTTCGGGTAAGTTTTCGTGAACCGTGCGGATCAATCCCCAGTACAGTCGATGCTGTCGGAGAGATCGCGCCTGCTTGACCTCGACCATCACCTGGTCGTGGAGACGGAGCGACTGGATCACCAGCCGCCCCGCGTCGTCTGTGGGCCTCAGTTCGAGGCCGTGCCTGATGGCCGCGAACCTCAATAGGGGATCTCGTCATCAATAATCGGTTCCTTGCCCAGGCCCAGGGCAATCCACTTCTGCGCCTCTTCACGCGGCAGTCCGCTCTCGATCGCAGACTTGAGGATGCCGCATATGCCCGGCGGTACATCTTGTGCCCGCGGGGTGCTTGCGACTGGCACCACCGGTCGAGGGGCTGACTGCACAGGCAGTTGCTGAACAGTTGCACTAGGTGCCTGGACTGCTGGCGCTGGCGCTGCGCTCCGCCGCTGGTCCCGCGGCATGGCATCGCCATTGAGCGCGGTCAGGTTACGGTATACCCGGCCGTTGCTCTCGCGCTCGTAATAGGTCAGTTCAGCCTGCTGACCCTGCATGTGCTGATACTGGTCGAACGCAAGGTCACTGATTGTGTAATACTGCCCGTCTGTGCCTTTGATTGACGCGGGGCGACTGCCGTCGCGGGCATTGACATACTGAAGCCCGGTGGTGGCGGTGAAACTTTCTTGCTGCTGCATAGCTGTATTTCCGTTCATGATCGTAAATCTCCTACTGCGTTGTCAAAAAGAAACATCTGCGTTGGCTTCGCTGTCATTATTCGTTGCTGGCGGCCGGAAGCCCCTGGCCGTTTTCCGATAAACTGAATTGCGCCTTTGTCGGCGAGTGATCGATACCTGGCGGTCACCGATGAATAAGCCGTGATCCCATAATCTTCGGCACAGATATCGCGAACCTCGTCCGAGATGATGCCGTCCGGGTGCTGCCTGATTACGTTCAGGACGATCTGTTCGAGCGCGGTTGTGTCGATGCTGTCACCGGCATCGATCGATGTGTCGGGCGCACCGTGCCGGTGTAACTTGTGAATAGTCGCGGTCATGCTGCTAGCTCCTTCAGTTCTTTCTTTGCTTGCTTGTCAAAATGGTAGAGCCGCAGAAGGCTCAGAAATGTCTCAAAATCGCGGATGTGTTCGTCGGGGAAGACCAGGTATTCGTATGACGCATCCGCCCTATCGCAGCGCAGGCTGGCCCGCTGCTCGATCTCGATACCCAGTTCCTCTTCGAGCGCTTCGGTGTAGGCGCTGACCTGGAGAAAAGTCTCGGGGTATATGGCCTTGCTGGTCTTGAAGTCGAGGCTGGTCAGCTTGCCATCGATGGTCGCGACCAGGTCGGTGGTGCCGCAATACCAGTGGCGTTTGGAAAAGCACATTCGTTCGGTAAACATGACCTGGACATCGTGATCACCGAGCCAGTTGTTAAACGCCTGGCAGGCGTTTCTGGCTTCTTCGTGCGACGGCAGGTGAGCGTCTCCGCCGGCAAGGCGTAATTCGATGTAGTTGTGGGTGAGAGAGCCGATTTCACGGGCTTGCCGGGAAATGTTGTCGGCCGCCGATGCAATAGTGTCGATCGCCCGGTTGCGCTGGATCTCGTCCATCTTGAATGTCTGGCCGACCGGAAACTGCTTTTCGAACTCTTCTTTGATGCATGTCTGTTGCCAGTACATCATCGCCCTGGATTTGTCCTTCATGCCGAGGATCGTTGTCACGTTTGGAACGTGCAGCTTCTTGGCACCGTCGAGCGCGGCCCGATAGACATGGTTCCTGTCCATCGTCAAAAACACGGTGTCGTCATATAGATTGTATTCGTTCATTTATCTCACCTCTTGTTGCCGACGATAATAGGAAATATACGACTATGCGTCCACAGGTTTTTTACGCGAGACTGTCAATAAGTTATTTCCGACTGAACGAGATAGTCGGAAATCGCGTTGACAGCTTCCTGCATCGTGGATCGAAATACTTTCTCACTAGGCGAGGCGTCTATCCATTCAAAATCATAAACTGCCACGGGGGCTTCCTCGTCCGCATCTGAATATATAACGCCTGAACTGCCGGGTGGGCGCTTCGATTTGAGGTCGGAGAGAGCCGTGCTGTCGTCGTCTTCGATCATCCATTTCGCGGTAAATTCAGGCGGCCGGCGATGGACAATAT